TGAAGAAGACTCTGATGGAGATATTCCTATCATTGGATTAACTGGTGCAGGATATTGGGACTTTAGAGAATTTGGTGGAATACCAGCAGATAAATCTAGTAACAGTAATCAAAGCGATGTTAATCTTGTTGTACCAGGCGCAGCTGATTCTGGTAACATGTATACGATTATAGCAGAGTTTCAGAAAATTTATTAAGGAGGGTAACTAATGGCCAATACAACTTCCGGCACAGTTACTTTCGACAAAACTTTTGCTGTAGATGATCTAATAGCAGAAGCATATGAACGTATAGGTTCACAAGTAACTTCTGGATATCAATTAAAATCTGCAAGAAGATCTTTAAACATTCTTTTTCAAGAATGGGGTAATAGAGGTTTGCACTACTGGGAAGTAGGTGAAACTAATATTGATTTAATTGAAGGCCAAGCTGAATATACTTTCTATAGAGCAAGTGGAGATGGAACAAGTTCTAGCACAAATGCAACATCTGATGTTTATGGAGTTGCAGATGTTTTAGAAGCAACGTTTAGACAAAACAGAACACAGACCACTCAATCAGATGCAGCAATGACAAAAATTGATAGATCAACTTATTCTAGTTTGTCTGCAAAATTATCTAAAGGAACACCATCACAATATTTTGTTCAAAGATTAATTGATAAAACTACAGTTACAGTTTACCCGACACCAGACTCAACAGCTGCATCTAAAGATATGCATATTTATTATGTAAAAAGAATACAAGACGCAGATTCTACTTATACAGATGCAACAGATGTACCATATAGATTTGTACCTTGTATGGTTTCAGGATTAGCTTTTTACTTATCACAAAAGTTTAATCCACAAGCATCACAACAATTAAAACTATATTATGAAGATGAATTGGCAAGAGCATTAGCTGAAGACGGTTCTTCTTCTAGTACATACATAACCCCTAAAACTTATTACCCAGGAACTTAATGGCACAAGCAAGAGGAAAATACGCAAAAGCAATATCAGACAGATCAGGAATGGAGTTTCCATACAGAGAAATGGTCAAAGAATGGAATGGTCATTTAGTGCATCAATCTGAATTTGAAGCTAAACATCCTCAATTAGAATTAAGATCAAGATCAGGAGATGCACAGAGTTTATATGATGCAAGACCTGCTAGAACTGAAAATGAAGTTGCAAGACCTTTAGGACCAAACCCTTTTCAAACGATTGCAGCATCATCAGGCATTATAAATGTGTTTGAAAAATCTCATGGGAGATCAACAGGTGATACTGTAAGATTTAGAGGACCTATTTATACAACATCAGATCCAGATGCTTTTCAAAATCCAGTTGGTTTTGATGGTGTTACAGGAACTAATTTAGCAAAAGCTGCAGGATATTCTATTACGGTTGGTAAAAGAGATTCAAGTGGTAATATTGCAAACACAACAGATTTCTATCACTTTACTGTAGACACAAACACTGCTACAACAGGTGGTATATCAGGAGGAGGCAATAGTTGTTCGGCTGGTCCAGCAACATTGACAGCGTAATATGGCAGGATTAAGTGCATCAGGATTAAAAACACAAATAAGAAGTTACACAGAAGTTAGTTCTACTGTGTTATCAGATAGTGTATTAGAAAATATTATTTTAAATGCACAATACAGAATTTTTAGAGATGTGCCTATTGATGCAGATAGAAAAACATCTACAGGTAATTTTACATCTGGAACAGGAACTGTGACTGTACCAGCTGGAGCCGTATTTATTAGAGCAGTGCAGGTTTACACTGCAACTGGATCTACATATACTGGTGCTAATACATACTTAGAAAAAAGAGATTTAACATTTTTAGAAGAATATATTTCAGCAACTACATCTACTGGGACACCAAAATATTACGCTATGTTAGACACAGGAGCAACTGGAGAGAGTTCATCAAACTCTGGATCTATAATTGTGTCACCAACACCAAGTGCAACATTTGCTTACAAAATACATTACAACGCAGCTCCAGCTTTATTGGAAGACAATGATACTAATTATATTAGTTTAAATTTTCCAAATGGTCTGCTATATTGTTGCCTAGCAGAAACTTATGGGTTTCTAAAAGGTCCAGCTGACATGCTGCAATTATACGAACAAAAGTATCAACAAGAAGTACAAAAATTTGGAGGAGAACAAATAGGTAGAAGACGAAGAGATGATTATACAGATGGAACAGTCAGAATCCCTGTTAACTCACCAACACCTTAAGGAATTAAATTATGGCATCAAGTTATTCAGATCTAGGTATTGAACTAATGGCAACCGGCGAAAATGCCGGTACATGGGGGGATAAAACTAATACCAACTTACAAATTGTAGAAAAAGCAATCGCTGGTTATGTAGAAAAATCTATTGCTGGCGGTGCAGCAACAACAGCTTTATCAATTACAGACGGTGATACTACTGAGTCAACATCTGTTGCAAGACACGCAGTTATAAAACTAACAGGAACTATTACAGGTAATCAAATTGTAACTGTTCCAGACTCAATTGAAAAAGTTTACATTGTGGTAAATGGTACAAGTGGTGCCTACACTGTACAATTTAAAACTGCATCAGGAACAGGTATAACTTTTGGTACAACTGATAAAGCAGCTAGATTATTATTTTCAGATGGAACAAACATTGTTGATACAGGATTTTCAACTTCTGTTGCTGCTGACGATATTTCTACAGGTGATGCCGCAGTTACACTTGCAACGTCTAGCGGTGATATAACTGTAGATGGGCCATCAGATATTATTTTAGACGCTGATGGTGGAGATATATTTTTTAAAGATGGTGGCACAACATTTGGTAGTGCTACAAACACATCAGGAAATTTAATAATTAAATCAGGTACAACTACTGCTGTAACTTTTAGTGGTGCTAACGCAACAGTTGCTGGAAACTTGTCTGTTGGTGGAGACTTCGATGTTACAGGAAGTCTTGATTTCAGTGATGCTAATATTACAAACGTTGGATCAATAGCTCTTGATACAATTACAAATGATGGCACAGACATTACTTTAGACTCATCAGGAGACATAGTTTTAGATGCAGATGGAGCTAATATAACTTTAAAAGATGGTGGCACAACTGTCATTGATTTTGTATTAAACGGATCAACAGATGTAACTTTAGATGCACCAGGAGATATTAAATTTGATGCTGATGGTGGTGATTTTAATTTTTTAGATGGTGGCACAGAAATTTTAAGAATATCTAATTCATCTAGTGATGTAATTATTAAGCCAATTGTTGATGCTAAAGATTTAATATTTCAACAAAGAGATGGAACAGAAGTTGCAAGAATTGAAGACAACGGTACTTTCAATGTTGTAACAAGTAAACTAGCTATAAATGGTACAGCAATTACATCAACAGCAGCTGAACTTAATATTTTAGATGGTGTTACATCTACAGCGGCGGAACTTAATATTTTAGATGGTGTTACATCAACAGCAGCTGAATTAAATATTTTAGATGGTGTTACATCTACAGCAGCTGAATTAAATATTTTAGATGGTGTTACATCTACAGCAGCGGAATTAAATTTAGTTGATGGAATTACAGCAGGAACAGTGTCTGCCTCAAAAGCAGTTATTGTAGATTCTAATAAAGATTTAACAGGTTTTAGAAATTTAACAATATCAGGAGATCTTACAGTATCTGGTGATGACATTACCATGGGTACAAACACTGCAGGTAATTTATTAATTGCAGATGGTACAAACTTTAATTCAGTAGCAGTAGGTTCACTATCAGAAATATCTACAGTTGCTGATGATGATGTATTTTTAGCAGTAGATACTTCAGGTGGTGGACTTAAAAAAATTGCAAGATCATCAATAGTTTCAGGGCTTGCTACATCTTCTGCATTATCAAATGTTGCAGATGATAGCACACCTCAATTAGGTGGCAATCTTGATATGAATGGTAACGATATTGTTACTACATCAAATGCAGATTTAGAATTAGCCCCTAATGGTACAGGGCATGTAACTGTTAGAGGTAATACAAATTCAGGTGCTATACAATTTAATTGTGAATCTAATTCACATGGCCAACAAATAAAGGCACAGCCACATTCTGCAGGTGTTACAAATGTTATGTTATTACCAGATGGTGCTGATTCAACTTTAGTATCTCTTGTAGCTACACAGACTTTAACAAATAAAACATTAACAACACCAGTTATTGCAGAAATAGATTCTGGTTCTACTATTACACTTGATGCAACTACGGACATTGTTCTTGATGCAGATGGTGGAGATATATTTTTTAAAGATGCAGGAACAACTTTTGGTAGTGCCACAAATAATAGTGGAGAACTTCTTATAAAATCAGGTACTACAACTGCTATGACATTTAGTGGTGCTAATGTAACACTAGAAGGTAACTTAACTGTATCGGGAACAACAACTACTGTAAACTCAACAACTGTAAATCTAAATGACCACAATATTGTATTAGATAGTGGTAATAGCACAGGTGCAGTTGTTAATGGTGCAGGTATTACGATAGAGGGTGGTAGCGGTGATGATGCTACGTTTACCTATAATACAACAGGTCCTAAGTTTGAATTAAAACTAGGTTCAAGCCATGAAGATTTACAGGTTGATCAACTTATTGCAGGATCACTAGATATTTCAGGAAACGTAGATGTAGATGGAACTTTAGAAACAGATGCTTTATCAATAGCTAGTACAACAGTAACATCAACAGCAGCTGAATTAAATATATTAGATGGAGTAACATCAACAACAGCAGAATTAAATATATTAGATGGTGTAACATCAACAGCAGCAGAGCTTAATATATTAGATGGTGTAACATCAACAGCGGCTGAATTAAATATATTAGATGGAGTAACATCAACAACAGCAGAATTAAATATATTAGATGGTGTAACATCAACAGCAGCAGAGCTTAATATATTAGATGGTGTAACTGCAACAGCAGCAGAGATTAATTTAATAGATGGTGGAACTGCAAGAGGAACTACAGCAGTTGCAGATGGTGACGGTATTCTTCACAATGACGGTGGCACAATGAGAATGACTAGTGCCGCTACGTTTAAAACATATTTTCAAGCAGGTATTTCTTCAGCAGCAGATGACATAACAGCTGGTGATGCAGCGGTAAATATCACAACCTCATCAGGTAATATTACAATCGATGCAGCTGCTAATGATACCGATATTATATTTAAAGGTACTGATAATAGTTCTGACATTACTATGCTTACTCTTGATGGTAGTGATGCTGGAACAGCTATATTTAATCATGATATTAAACTAGCTGATAATAACAAAGCTATCTTTGGTGATAGTGGTGATTTAGAAATTTATCATGAGGGTAGTCATTCTTTTATAGATGATACTGGAACTGGTAGACTTTATCTAAGAGGTAATGATGGAGTTTACATTCAAAGATATACTGGCGAAGATATGATAAAAGCCATCGCTAATGGTGCAGTTAATCTTTATTATGATAACAGTATAAAATTAGCAACAACATCTGGTGGTGTTGATGTAACTGGTAGCATATTACCTGCTGCTGATGATACACATGATCTTGGTTCTTCATCTAAACAATGGAGAGATATATACACTGGGGATATAAATTTAAATAATACTAAAACAAGAGATAATGAAGTTGATGGAACAAGAGGTTCATGGACTATTCAAGAGGGTTCAAACGACTTGTTCTTACTAAACAGACTTAACAATAAAAAATATAAATTTAAATTAGAGGAGATAAGCTAATGGCTATTATATCAAATGGAACTACAGTTATAGATGCTGGAAGTATATCAGCAGCAGGAAAAGTTTTACAGGTGGTTTCATCGACAAAAACTGACACTTATGCAAGTAACCCAAATAATTCTTACGTTGATATTGGTTTATCAGCTGCAATTACTCCAGCATCATCATCAAACAAAGTTCTTGTACAAATATCTTTAATGGGTCAAGGTCTTACAGCAGTGAACGTAGCAAACTTTAGATTGCTAAGAGGTTCAACAGTTATTTATCTAGGAGATGCTGATAGTAGTAGAGGTAGAGGATTTTCTACTGGTATGACAATTGAGGAATATTCTCAAGAAAGTAATAGTGGGACTTTCTTGGATAGTCCATCAACCACTTCAGCGACAACGTATAAAGTTCAAACTAGAAGTAACAATACAGTTTATATTAATAGAGCATCAACCAGTCAAAATGATGAAGGTAACTTTAGAACAGCATCAACAATTACACTTATGGAAATAGGAGCTTAAGGAGATATTATGACAGACGTAGCAAAAGCAATAAAAGAATTAGATAGTACAGCAGGATTTGTAGTAGATGGAGAACCTACTAATGAAACAGAGTATAAATCTAATGTTAAATTTATTTCTGGTGCTGATGAAAATGGAGTTGCAGTTTTTAAAGATACACAAGATTTTACTTGGTCACAAGTTTCAGCAAAAAAAGCTGAACTACAAACTGCATATAACGCTAAAACCTATGCAAGAAAAAGAGAAAGATCTTACCCTAATTTAAAAAAATTTGCAGAAGCATACTGTGAAAAAGAAATAAATGGAGACAGTACAAAATGGGATGCTTATAAAACAGCTTATAATAAAGTAAGATCAGATAATCCTAAGGAGTAAATTATGCTTCAAAAAGTTAAATTTGCACCAGGTTTTAATAAACAAGTTACATCTACCGGTGGTGAAAGCCAATGGGTTAGTGGTGACAATGTTCGTTTTAGATATGGTTCACCTGAAAAAATAGGTGGTTGGTCTCAATTAGGGTCTGTTGATATTACAGGTCGAAACACCGCTATCCATCATTTTGTAAATACATCAGGTATTAAATATGCAGCATTAGGCACAAACAGAATACTTTATGTTTATTCTGGTGGTATTTTTTATGACATACACCCAATTAAATCTACTACAACTTTAACATCAGCTTTTTCTACAACTAACGGTTCTTCAACTGTTACATTAACTTTTTCTTCAGCACATAATATCAATAAATTTGATATAATATTGTTAGATAGTTTTTCATCTATTACTAATTCTAATTTTAGCGCTAGTAATTTTAATGACAATAAATTTATGGTAACGTCAATACCAACAGATACGACACTCACAATTGATACTGGATCTAATGAATCGGGATCAGGAGCATCTACATCAGGTGGTATTCGTGTTAGACATTATTATCCTGTAGGACCAGCAATTGAAGTTGCAACAACAGGTTGGGGCCTTGGATCATGGGGCGGGCAACAAGCAGGTCAGTTTACATCAACACTATCATCAGAAATAAATGCAAGTGTAACATCATTAACAATGGCAAGTTCATCTTCTTTCCCATCTTCAGGAACAGTTATTGTAGGAACAGAATTAATTACATATACGTCAAATAGTGGG